ATTAACTTAAGTGATTTAGGTAATACGGCACATACCCATAACATAAGTGAAATAATTGATTTACAAACAGAATTAAATAGTAAGTTTGATAAGAGTGGTGGTACAATAAATGGTCATTTAATAGTTGAACCTAGTGATAGTGGTTATACATCTGGAACTACTTTTTACCTAACTGAAGATTCGTTTAATTTAAGAGTGGCATCTCAAGAAGACCCCTCGTATAGTAAAGTTAAAATTGGTCTTTTCAGTGGATATACTAATACGGCAGATACCTCTTTTACAACATTTTTTACTTCTAAAGAAAGTGGTTCTAAAGTTGTTTTAGGTAGTGAAATCAATGGGGATACAATAATAAAGGGGGATAATAGTATTGAAATGACCACCAATGATTTTACACTGACTAGTGGTCTGGGCGGTGTGGTTAATATTGGGTATTATGGTTTTCCTTCTATGTTTCCATCTTCTACTATTAATATAGGTAATGATGCGAATAACACTGATTTAAATATTTTAGTTAACACTGTTAATATTACTGGAGATACAGTAATTGATGGTAATTTAAAGGTTACTGGTGATACTGTATTAGAGAATAGTGTTACGGCAAAAACTATTAATATAACCTCACAGCCTACTCTTAATAATTCTGCTACAGATATATTAGTTAGAAACAGTGGTACGGGTGATATAGAATATAGACCAGTTAGTGGAATTACACCAGATACAAATACATTTATTACTGGTGGTACGTTCTCATCTGAAACATTGACTCTTGGTAGAAACGATGGTAATTCTGTTATTGTTACTGGATTTACTTCTGGTAGTGGGGAAATAAACACGGCATCTAATTTGGGTTCTGGTACTGGATTATTCTTTCAAAAGAGTGGTGTTGACTTAGAATTTAAATCTATAACATCTACTGGTGGTACGGTAACAATTACAAATGATTCAACGACTATAAATGTTGAGGCTGCTGGTGGAAACTCTGGAGTTAGTGACGCAAATAAAATATTTAGTTGGTTTATGACTGTTTAAAATAATTTAAATTAAAATAAAAGAAAATAATGGGTATTAGAGGAAATAGTGGTTTTATTGGTTTGGATTTAAGGACTGGTTCATCTACTGGTGACACTAAGGGTATTGTTGGTAGAAAACAACATTTTTTAGAAAGAACTGATGGGCGATATGACCCTCCAAAGATTATCACCACTGGTTCCACGCAAATTGGTAATGGTACTACTGACCAAGAGCATTGTCCAACATACGGATTTTATGATTTTGGATGGTCTGGTATAATTTACACGTCTTCTGAGATGTCTGTAGATTTTACTGGACCTAAAACTATTACTGATTTGGTTTTTGATTACGGATACCTTAATAGTAGTGGAAATGATGCATTTGATGACCTTAGGGTTTTCTGTGGTCACTATAATGCTGACACATTCCCAAGTTCTCCAGATGAGGATATAGAGGACTATACTGGTATTACAGATTGGACTCAATGTACTAATAATGGCTATGTTTGGTCTCCACAAACTGTTGGTTTTAATTACAGTGAAAGAATAACATTTGACACACCATTTGAATATAATGGGACTGATAGACTTGTAATTAAAATAGAACAGAGGGAGGGTGAATACCAAGACCAACCAAGAATATTTTGGAACTCTTCCACTGGTACTGATTCTGTGGCGTATAATAGACAGGATGGTTCTTACCCGACTGGTTCTGGTATAAGGACAAATGTTAAACCTAACATAATAATACATTATAATATGTCAGGTAATTTAGTTTAAATAAAAAATATTTATAAAATAAAAGTAATGGGTTACATAAAAATAGGTAAAAATAAAGGGTATGATAAAACACTACCTAGATATCAATTTAAGGAGATTTTAGATAGTGATTATGAAGACATATCTTCTATTAGAAATTGGTTTGACGCTCCAGTGTATGCTAATGTTGATTACATATATTCTAAAGATGGTGCCACTGGTTATATGGATAATAATGGTGGTTTTTCATCATTCTCAGAAAATGATAGGATTAAATTAGCAAAGAATTTTTGTGTTGATAAAGCAGATAGGGATACGGTTATAAGTGATGATGAACAAGAGTTATCTTGGGATATATTTGTTTATAATTCACATAATGCTAGAAATCGAAGGTGGAATATAGCTAGGTCTTTTATTTCATATAGGTTAACACCAAATGAATCTTCTGATTTAGGTGATTCAACTGACATGCTTACATCAAGATACTTAAGATATGGCATTGAGAGTGAGGTTGAGGATGGTAAGCCTGGTATTTATGATTGGATTAAGGATGAAAACCATTATAGTGGTGGTACTGGATTTTCTAGTAAGAGTTATTATTCTACAGATTTAAGAGACGGGATAATAGATAGACTTAATGGGAATGTCTTTGATTTACCAATATTACCAGAAATTGAAATAATAAAACCATAAAATAAAATATTTATAAAATAAAATAATATGGAATATTTAAATACAGGTAGTCACTTAGGTACTGGTTCAACAACGGTACTTAGTGCATCAACTACAACAAAATATCTAGTTAAATCGGTTCATGCAACTAATGTTTTTAGTGGTGATACATCTTTTGCTTTATCTTGGGTTGATAATAGTGAGTCTCAAACTTATAAGTTAGCTTTTAATGTTAGAATACCAGAGGGTTCTTCGTTTCAGGCTTTAGACAATACGTTTACTTTAGAAAACTTAGATAGTTTACAGGCAAATTGTGGTTCTGACAATGCAATTGACTTATCTATATCTTACATGGAAATAAATAATAGTGAGGGTTAATAGTACTAAATGGCTATAAGAATTAAAACTGCTAAGTTAGATGACTTAAGTCATCAATTCGGTGAAGGGGTTCCTAGTCATCTTTCACCAATAGGTTCTCAATTTGTTAACGAACTTAATGGTGATATATATTACAATAGGGATGGTGGTAGCTCTTGGGAGCTTAGTGTTGCACATATAACAAATATAAATTATAAACAAACTACAGACCAGCCAGATAGATACGGTAAAGGTGGTTCTGATGTTATGAATGACCTAATGGGTGGATTTGTAAATAAAGAAGTGGCTGTTAGAGTAAGTAACTCAAATAATAAAAAGTTTTTATTGAATAATATACCCAAATTAAATAGTGAAGATGTTTATATAAATGGTGTTCTACAAGATAGAGAGCGTAAGCCAAACTATGTTTTAGATGGTAGAACTATAACTTTTAGGGTGCCAATTGGGGAAAGTAATACTGTTTTGGTTAGTTACATTGTTGATGAATAAGTCAAATATAAAACATTATAGTTAAAATTAATAAAAAATATTTTTTTTTAAACAACATTAACTCCTTATCTTATATTTATAAATAAGAATTATTATAACTATGAAAGAAACAAAAATTTACAAAACGTCAGACATGTATTTAGCGGCATTTTTAAAGCTAAATGAACAAAAGTTGAGGGTCGAAAAAAATAAAGGTAAGGCTGCTTTTATATTCGATAGCTCTCCTGAATTACTTGAATTGGTTAATACTTATTTAACCGAAGAAGGTAGCTGTAATCCTTTACTATACACTAATTCTATTAAGAATTTAAAAAACCTCATTTATAATCTTTAAATAATTAAAATGGTGGGGTTTAATTCTCACCATTTTTTTTTACAAAACACGCATATGCTTGGTATATCACTTGTTGTCGGTAGTTTGTCTAAAATTGTCATTGATTATGTTAATAATTTTAATAAAAATAATTTAAACTCTGGTAAGGAGTGTATTATTTTAGTTAAGGATTTTAAAGCTATATATCAAGAATTTAAGGTTGATAAGTTAGTCATAAAGTTAGGTTATTTAAATGAATATTTACATAATGATTCTGGATTTGATTCTGAAAAATCAGAATACATCGTATATATAAATTTAAATAAGAAAAAGATAAAACTTAGTAGTATTATGCATGAGCTTAAGCATGCATATGTTGATTGGTGTATTTTTAAAAATGGGGGTGTGGCCATAAAAGATAGTCTAGAGGTTAAAGAGCTTTATACAAATGGATTTGAAGACTTATTAACCGTGGATAAACACAAAATACCTTTATTACAACCAATTATAAGATGTTTTTATTATACCACTAAACTAGAGATACCAGCCTTTTTAGAAAATCAATTATGTGATTCAAATTTTTATTATAAAAAGAGGATAAACAACATGCTTAATATGAATATGGATGACTTTAAGAATAAAGCATGTGAAAAAGAGTTTGAGATAATCAGGTCGTATAATATACCCAGATTCAATAGGTTTAAAAATTATTTAGATTTCTTGGATTACTGTGACGGGTTTTTTAAAAAAAGAGGTGGGTATATTAAAAAGAAGTTGAATAAAGTAGATTACTTTTTGAAGGTTGCTGATAATGATTGGTTGGCTCATTTACTTATAAACCATACTAATGGAACTAAGATATTAAGTAATCTAGAATGGAAACTTATATTTAATTTGTCTAATACAGTTATAAGTAATAGAGGTCAATGGGATTTTCCAGGAGAATGTACTTTAATTATAAGTAAGACTAAAAGAATAACAATGGTTAATGTTAATCATGATGTTTTAGGTATTGATAGTACAGGTAAGTTTATTCTTATGAAACCAGGTTTGAAGTATCAATTCAATAGTGAATTTATATTTGAAATACCTTATATGGGCAAATGGAAGGGGTTAGTAAAAAAAATCGTTAATAAGTGTTAAAAAAAATGTCTTTTACCTCGAGTGGGTATATTTATATTACGAGTGCCTGAATTGGTGCCAATTATTTATATTTATATTCTTATTAGAAATCTTTTAATCAAAAAGATTTAATTCACAAATTTATATTCTTATTAGGAATCTTTTAATCAAAAAGATTTAATTCACAAATTTATATTTATTTTTTATTTATATCCAAAAAAACATGAACGAATGTTTAAATAATAATAATAAAATAAAAAACAAAAAAATAAATTATGAAAAATTATAATAGATTATTTTTATTACAACCAGATGAGCCAACACAAGAAGAAAAGAATGCCTTGGCAAAAGCAATGGCTGAATCTGATTATGCTGGTACTCCAATAGAAAATACCATACCTTCTCAAAAAGATGTTGCGATTGGTGAAATTGGACTTGGACAGCTTAAGGTGTTAGACCGTTTAACGGTGCCTGTTGACTCAATGTTACCTAGAAACATCTGCATGCCTAGTTTGCAAGATGATGGTAATTTTGACTTCTCAACTAGCATGTTCGAAGTGCTTAATGGATTGATGAGAAAAGAGGTGTTCAAGGACGTTCAGACAGATGGTCTAGAGACTATTGCTAATCTTGGTGATACACTTGGTTTAAGAGCTAGAATTAATGCGTTAACTAACGTTGAGTCAGCTGAAGCATATGAAGCATTTGGTGGATTCACAAGTCCAATCGAAGCTCCAACAACTGAAGAACAGATATTAGATGCTATTGAAAAGGGTAGTGATGCTATTGCTCATCATGTGGCTACTAAGGCTTCAACAGAAGAAGTTGGTGAAAAATTCTATATCGAGCAACCTTTTACTGGTATGATAAAAGTAAACGGGGTTAACCAAGATAGTTCTCAAGTTGAATTTGAAACTGGTAGTATGGGCGCTAAAATAGCTGTTTCATTCCTTAATCCAGATGGAAATCCAGTTGCTTTAACTAAAGGTTCTATAGTATCTAGTGTTAGTAATGCTGGTATTAAAGAAGCATATGATAAATTTGTCGAAAGTAACAATACAAATTCAGAGATATTTGCTGATGAATCAAGTGATTATTCTGATTATGTAACACAGGCGAATAGTGATAGAGCTGATAAGGCTAGTGCTAAAACTGCTGCTGATGCTGATTTGACTGCGGCTATAGCCGATGTGGATGCTAAACAAACTGCATTTGACTCAGCGGTAGATGAGTTAAGTAGTAGTACTACTGTTGATGGAGCAAAAGCGGCTATTACAAAATCTAAAAAAGCTAGAATTGCACTACATAAAGCAAATAATACAAAATCTAATGCACAAGCAAAAGTAGATAAATTAACTGAAGAATTAGCTGCTATTGATGATGCTATTGCTAAATCAGCTACTATGAAAACAAAAGCTGATGCTGCTCAGGCTGAAGAATCGGCTAATTTTAAGGCTGCTATTGAGAAGGCTGAAGTTTTAGCTCGTGAGGTTAAAAACGCAAGCTTTATATAACAATAAAAAAACTAACTTATTAAATTAATAGGTTTATATTAATTTAAAATGGGGGTTGTTATTAAGACCCCCTATTTTAAGAAAATAATGAATAACAAAAAAATAAAATAATATAAAAATTATGAAAAAATATAATAAATTATTTTTACTTGAGGAACCTGAGCATCATGATAACTCTTTACCTAGTTCGGTTACATCTGAATTAGATGGTGTTGGACTGCCCACGCAATTTGAAGCTAGGCTTACTATCTATCCAGATGGTGGAGAAGACGAAGTAAGAGGGTATAGTCTTGAGCAGTTAAATGCATTGCTTTTGAGTGGAAAGTCTCTAATGGATGAACGTGCTTATGCTGGATTTCAGACATATTGGGGCAAATACTTAGAATGGTTTAGATTCGCATCCTTGCGTGCAATCTATCTACCGATTGCTTTAGAGTATGCTGCCTTTGTTGTTAAGCTAGAGAAAGAGTTGAAATTCATTTCTGACCTTATAGAGGCGAAAGAAGCTGAAAATTCTGGTGGTAACGGTGGTGCTACTGTTCCAGCTCCTCCTACAGTAGAAGACAACGATACGCCTTATACTAAGCATATAAAAGCGATGCTTCAACCTGATTATCCTGGACACAGTCCTGAAAAAGCTATGCCTTCTCAAGAGAATCAATTAGCGCCTACTATCGACTTGCACCAGTTAACGGTATTAGATAGAGATGTGGAGTTGCAAAGTCCTATGTTCTGGAAGAACATTTCTTTTCCTCAGCTTGGAGATGACGGACAATATACGATGTCAACTGTATATGACGTAGTTTATAACTTGATGACAAATGAGTCTAAAGAGGATAAAATTACAGATTTAGCTGAAAAGTTAATAGCAGACCTAGAGATTCTTCAACTGACTGAAATAGTTACTTCTTTAGAGGCAGAACCAGTTGATTTAGTGCCTTATGAAAGACTTGCAAGGTATAGTGCAAACGCAATTATACCATTTGCAAATGCTAAAGGTACAAGAGATGTTAGAGTCATTGAGTCCACACCAGCATTGGGAAATAAAGGTGAGGTATTTACATTTAATGGTAGAATTGATGAGAAATCAGTAGTTGAATTAGCTGGTGTTGCACAAGTAGAAGGCGTAGATTTTAGATACGTTAAAGAAGGTGATGACATCATTGGTGTCGTATTAGTCAATTCTGAAGGTGATGTTATACCTAAGAAGGGGTCTATAGTTTCTATTGTTACTTCTTCATTTGTAAACTTACCTAAGGAGAAAACAATGTTGGAAGATGTGATAGCTGAGAATCGAGCAACTTTAACTGCACAAAACGATGCTTTTGATGTTTGGGAAACAGCTTACGTTTCTACAAAGTCTGAAAAGGAAGCTGAGAAAAGTCAATTAGAGGCTGATATAAAAGCTTTAGAAGCTGATGTAGCAGCAGCTATACTTGCTATTCATAACCCAGATGCAGAATCATCTGATGAAAATGGCATGATTCAAAATATATTTGGTGCTGAAAACGTTAATGATGCAAAAGAAATAGCATCTGATAATGTTAAGCCAGCACTAGATGAGTTGAAATCATCTTTGGCTGAACTTGAAACTAAAAAACGAAAATTAGTTGAATTAAAAGAGGTTTGTGAAGACCTTTATGAAGCTAATGAGGAAAGTAAAAAGTTTAGTGAGGACGACAGAGAATTGTTGGAGGCTGCTATTGAAGACCAAAATTCTGGTTTACAAAGGGTCATTGACATGATTGAAGCTATCCCAGCTGCATAACACTTGATTTAATTTAATATATAAATATTAATTTATATCATATAAAATTAAAGGGGGTCTTTTTAGACTCCCTTTTTTTATTATTTTATTTTTTCATATTTATTTTGTGATTAACATTTGTTTCCATTTAGATAGTATAAAATTTTCTATACTTGGACCTAGCAATGTAGATGGTCTAAAAGCCATTTCACCAGCATAAAGCTTATCTTCTTTTTTGGAGTAAAAGAAATCTATCCTAAAAAAGTCTATTCTAAGTTCTTTTGCTATTTCTTTACATATCTCATGTTCTTTATCCCAATTGAAATATTTATTATCTTTGTCTATAATGTCTATTCTGTGCCATTCTTTTGGTCCATTCCTTAAGTCACCTAAAATTGGGCACCCATATAATACGAACACTTTAAATTCGTAATCGTATTCAATATATTCTTCTATTAATATTCCTTTTTCTGTTTCTTTCATCATTTTGGGTTCGGTAGTTCTAGAGGTTTTACTTAAGTTTTGATTAAGGCTATCATTAACTTTTTTGTAGTTACTATCATTAATAAAAATACCATCATTTTCAGACATATGAGCTGGTTTCGCCACATATCTTTTATGATAAGATAATATATGTTCTACATTGTTTTCTGAATTAGTATAATAATAAAGTGACGGAACTTTTAAACCATGGGACTCAAAAAAACTCTTAACTTCATATTTGTTGTAAAGTTTTTTAATAGTTTCACACTCTATTTTATTTTTATTATATAACGTACTCATATAACTTTTTTCTATAGGTGTTTTGTATTTGTCTTCAACATAAGAATTGTTGAATTGTGGTATCCAATTACCTAAGTTATCTGGTTTAAAAAGATATGGCTTAGCATTAAACGTCATAAAATTTTAATTGTTTACTTATATTTTTTCATATATATAAAAACTCTGTTTATTATACCAACTAACTGGTAATGCTATTCTATCATGATTTAAATCTTTAATAATATTTAATCTATTTAAACTAACATATGATATTATAGATATATCATTTCTTTCATTAAATAGTTTCTCATTATACATTAATGTTTTTTCTTTTGGGAAACATAAGTTACTTTGCCATATTAAATCACCGTCCATAAATTGGAACTCTTCAAAAGATTCTAACTTTAATTCTATGTTATTTAAGTTATATTTATTAATTAATTCATTACCAAACGATACTCTATTATCATGAATATCTATACCAATAGTTTTTATATTTGGATTTAATTCGTTAAAGTAAAAGTTCATCCACCCTATACTACAACCAACTACTATAAATCTATTTGGTTTTATTTTCACTTTTTCATATATTTTTTTGAAGGTATTAAATGGAGTTGTTCCATACGTTAGGCTTTTCATATCAACTTTTTCTTTTAACTTTTTTGAACAAGTTATATCATTAATCATGTTGATTTTAATGTATCCGTCTAAATCTTTAAATAAGTTCTGATTTTTCATTATTCTTATTTTATAAGATAATATACATTTTTTTTACCATATGTTGTTTCAAAATTATTGAAGGTTTTTGGTTTAATAATTTTAGTATTAAGTAAAGCTCTAAAAATTATTAGTGTTTTTGGTGGAACCATTTCTATTATATTTTGGATATGAATAATGTCATACATAGCTGTATTATCAAAGTAAACTACATTAGCATCGCTAAGGTCACATTTAAAGTAATCTTTTTTTATGAATTCTATGTTATTATTTTCTTTAGCATATTTTTCTTTAAGTTCTAATGCCCCTTTGAATCTTTCGTTACTTAATTCAATTCCACAAGATTTTTTAATATTAAGTTTTAAGCCAATATGTAAAACCATTTTACCTAATCCACAACCTAGGTCATAGAAAACAGTATCTTCATTAAAAAAATCTTTAAATTCAATTAACATATTTTCTACCCCATTTTTTGTAACTTCACCATAAACGTCCGAATAACTTTCATTAATATCTTTAAGGTTGGTTTTATTTATGTAAGCTCTTTCATATGGACTTTGGTTATATATTTCATCTATTTTTATCATAATTTATTTTTTATAGTATGTTTTACAAAACATTTTTATCTTACTCTCTTTTTCTTTTTTATTTTCAGAAGTTGCCCATATGTAAACCCAGGTCTTTTTTAATTTATAAATTTCTTCTCTTTTATTATTTAGGGATTTGTTAATTGATTTAACATCATCTAATGTTAGGTCTGGTTTTATATTCAAAATTTTACAATTATATATAAGACCTAAAAAATCTTCTTTATCATACAATTCTTTAGATTTTATATATATGTCAATTAATTCTTCTGAGTTTGTTTTATCTGGATGTGTTTTTTTAACTATTTCTCTAAATATATTTTTTAATGTTTTATTAATTGGTGATTTAGTAGATTCGTTAACATGTGAATCTTCTTTATTAATTTCTTCTTTTATATCTTTTTCTTCAATATTATCACAACCTTTAATTTCTTTTATATCTTTATTAATATCTAAGTTATCATTTTTTAATTCATTTGAACTTTCATTTTCACCCATAAGTTTTTTAACTTCAGATTGAAATTCTAATTTATTATCTTCAATAATTGATTGGATATCTTCTTCTTCAATTAATAGTGATTCATAAAAGTTCAGTAATTTTTTTATTTCTAGAGGTTTTAGTTTATCTGACATATTTATAAATATGGTGTTGATAAGCTAAAAGTATTAATTATTCACCGTAAATGTCAGTTGGTTTTTTGCAAGTTTCCTTTATTATTTTTTCAACAAAGGCAAACATTTTAAGACCGTTTTCTTGGCAGTACTCTTTTAACATCTTGTGTGTTGTTGGGGTGATTTTAAGATTTTTAGTACGTTTTATGGGCATAATATAGGGTATTTATATATAAGTATGACAAAAGTAAGAAAAAAGGTACACTAATTATGGTCTTTTTAAGACCATAAAAATTCTTTTGGAATTTTAGTACATATTTATAATTAAATAACTGAAAATAATAAAAATTTAAAATAAGTAAAGAATGGCTGATATGGTATTTGTAAGTCCTGGAGTTTATACTTCAGAAAGAGACTTAACTTTCGTAACACGACAAGTTGGTGTAACAACATTGGGTTTGGTTGGTGAAACAACTAAGGGTCCAGCTTTCCAACCGATATTCGTGTCAAACTATGATGAGTTCACATCGTTTTTCGGTGGTCTTAATGCAACAAAAATAAAAGATACGGGTGCACCTAAATATGAGTTACCATATATTGCTAAATCGTATCTATCACAATCTAATCAATTATTCGTAACTAGAATACTTGGTTTCTCTGGATATGACGCTGGATTGGCATGGGGGATAACCTTAGATGCAAATTGCGATTTATCAACTACTGGTGTAACTAGTGGTGGTGCTACATATTCTAGTAATTTAATTTCTTATACTGCTGATGGTCTTACAATTGTTGATGTCACATCTTCAGACCCAGTGGTACAAGCTTTATGGGATAATGGGGCCCTAAATGATGAGTTAGCAATTTTAGCAACAGCATCAACTGGTCTTGTTGATACAATAGACCCAGTTTTTTATAAAAACGGATTATCTTTTGAAGGTGCTAGCATAAATTATGAAGTTGTTGATGCTGGTCCAGTTACTGGAACAACATTGCAGACTGGTACAACTACTGGTGTTACGGTTCACTACTCTGGTTCTAGTTTTCAGAATGTTGAGAACAAGGTTGTTGCTTTGTTAAGAAGTAGAGCCACTGTTGACTCTGATGAAGTAGTTAGACCTCAAATTACTGGGTCTACAGATATAGGGTATAGTTCTTCTGTTACATCTGCTGAAACTGATGCGTTAGGTGATTTTGCAATTACTGGTAATTCAACAACTCAAGGAGACTTTTCATATTCATTGTCTTTTGACAAAACAAAAAATAATTACATAACTAAAGTTTTAGGTAGGTCTGCACAAGGTGGACAAACAGCATTATTTGTTGAAGAATTATTTGATAATATGTTACAGGATTATATTGATTCTGAAGAAATAAGAGGTATTAAAATAGATTCTCTTGTTAATTACGATAATGATTTTGATAACTATTTAACAGAATACAAATCAGCAATTACCCCATGGGTAGTTTCTGAATTAAGAGGTAATAAATTGTTAAGATTATTTAGATTGCATACAATTTCTGATGGAAATGCAGCTAATAGACAATTTAAAATTTCAATTAAAAATATTAGACTAAGCGATAAAGAATTTGATGTTGAAATCAGGGCTTATGATGATACAGATGCTAAACCTGTAGTTTTTGAAAGATTTACAAGGTGTAGTATGCAACCAGCATCTAACAACTATATAGCTAAAAGAATTGGTACTTTAGACGGTGAGTTTGCATCACGTTCTAATTTTGTATTAGTTGAGCTTGAAGAAGAGTCTGACACTTCTGAAGCTTTTCCAGCTGGTTTCTTAGGTTTCCCAATTAGAGATTACCAAACTAATGGTAATACTTCTGTTAAGTCACCTACAATAGAATATAAGCAATCTTATGGGCCTTTTGAAAATAAAAGAAAAGCTTATTTGGGTCTTTCTGAAACAAAAGGTATTGACCAAGATTTCTTTGATTATAAAGGTGTTCCTGAAGATAGTGATTTAATCGCTTGGACTGGATTAACGAAAGGTTTTCATATGGATATTGATGCTACTGGAGCAACAATTGATAACGTTGAAATCGTTATTAATAATACTGGTGGTACTTATAGTCCAATATTTGAATTCGATACTGGTGTTGATGAGTTTAGAACTGAGTCTGGAGTTTCTGGTACTGATTATGAAAAAGTTTATGCTAGAAAATTCACATTCGCACCTTATGGTGGTTTTGATGGATGGGATGTTCATAGAACTAGAAGAACTAATAGAGACAAATACATTATAAATGGTATTGCTGGTCAAAAGGGTTTAACTAGCGGTGTTTTTGAAAACAGAGCACTTAGTAATGGTGATACTGGACTTAATTCAGATTACTATGCTTATTTAGAAGCAATCAAGACTTTTGAAAACCCAGAAGCTACAAATATTAATGTATTCAGTACACCTGGTGTTGACACATTTGATAATACTAATTTAGTAGAAGAAGCTATTGAAATGGTAGAACAAGATAGAGCGGATTCACTTTACATTGTTACTACTCCAGATACAGACGCTGCTGGTGATGTTATGTTACCAGAAGATGTTGTTGATACTCTTGATAGTCAATTTGACTCTAACTATACGGCTACTTACTGGCCTTGGATTCAAATTAATGATGCTGAAAATAACCAATATATTTATGTTCCACCTACAAGAGACGTGGTTAGAAATATTGCACTTACAGATAATATTTCATTCCCATGGTTCGCAGTTGCTGGTGTAAATAGGGGTGATGTTCAGGCTATTAAGGCTAGAAAGAAACTAACACTTGCTGAAAGAGACACGCTTTATGATGGTAGAGTTAACCCGATTGCAACTTTCGCTTCTGAAGGTATTAAAATTTGGGGTAACAAAACATTACAAGTTAAAGATACTGCTCTTAACAGAATTAATGTTAGAAGATTGTTATTACAAGCTAGAAAATTAATTTCTGCTGTATCTATCAGATTGTTATTTGAACAAAATGATGATATCGTAAGAAATCAGTTCTTAGGTCTTGTTAATCCAATACTAGATAATATTAGAAGTGATAGGGGTCTTACAGACTTTAGAGTTGTTCTTGATGATTCGCCAGAATCTAGAGATAGAAATGAATTGTGTGGTAGAATATTTTTAAAACCTACTAGAGCTTTAGAGTTCATTTGTGTTGAATTCAACATAATGAACACTGGTGCTAGTTTTGATGATATTTAATCAATATAATACTTAGTTATTAGGGCTCTTAATTGAGCCTTAATAATTATTAATAAAATAACAATAAATGGTGGTAAATTTATAGGCGTAAACTAAAAAACCAATAAAAAAAAATAGAAACCACATATTTATTAATAAAGAATAATAAAAAGATAAAAAAATTATAGAACATGCCAGATTTATTAATGAAAATGCCTCTTCAGTATGAGCCAAAGAAAAAGAATAGGTGGCTTTTAAGATTCCCAGCTGATTTGGGTATTCAAGAATGGTGGTTGGCATCTGCTTCAAGACCATCAATTACACAAAATGAAGTAGAAATTCCTTTCCTTAATACATCTACTTGGGTAATTGGTAGATTTACTTGGGAATCGATTTCCGTTACATTTAGAGACCCAATTGGACCTTCTGCTGCACAAGCTATTATGGAGTGGGTTAGATTACAATCAGAATCTATTACTGGTAGACAAGGTTATGCTGCTGGTTATAAAAAAGATGTTGAATTAGAAATGCTTGACCCTACTGGTGTAGTTATTGAAAAATGGGTTCTTCAAGGAACAATGCTAACAAACGTTAATTTCGGTGACTTATCAATGGACGATGATGCAATAGCTGATATAACAGCTGATATAAGATTTGATAGAGCAATTTTATTATTCTAATAATCAAAAAAATTATGTAAAAGCCCCTATTTAGGGGCTTTTTTATTTCATATAAATTCTTTTGTATTGTAAAAACTTTACTTATAATATTTATTTAATAGATTTAATATATAAAATTTTATTAAAACGTTTTAATTATGAGTAATGTAAAACCAAATGTTTTTCCTACCAAGGAACAGATAGCACAAGCTAATGAAACAGGTGAAAAAATAGCTAATCAATTGGCTGATGAGAATAATATTGAACAACGATATGGTTCTGATAAAGAAGCTTCTGCTGCCGCTGAAATGAGAAGAAGAACTGAAGAACAAATTAGACTTAGAGATGAGCAATTAGCTAAACAAGAAGAAAAAGCTAAATTAATAGACGAAAAAAGAGCTAAACAAAAAGAAGAAAAGAAGTCTAAAAGGTCTAGCACTCCACCTCCAACCGTACCACCAATTAATAATAATAATAATAATAATAATGGTGAAAATTATGGTTCAAATGGAGATTCTAACGATAATAACAAATACATTGAGTCCATAAGTCAGCCTCAGTTTAATCAACCTTTTGACGTTATACCTTTACCTTCTGAGGGTAAATTATATAAAAGTAAGAAAAAATCTGTTAAGGTTGCTTATCTAACAACTGCTGATGAAAATATTTTAACTTCACCTAACTTAGTTGAAAGTGGTGAATTTTTAGAAATACTTATAAACAGGAAATTACTCGAACCAGATTTAAGATATAAAGATTTGATTCCAGGAGATAGAAACGCAATAATGATTTGGCTTAGGGCTACTGGATATGGTGAAATGTATCCAATATTGGCTTATGATGAAAAAGAAGAATCTTTTGAAACGGAAGTTAATTTGTCTGAACTTAAAACAGTTAACTTAAGTACTGAACCAGATTCTGAAGGTTTATTTGATTATACTTTACCTTTAAGTAAAAAACATGTTAAATTTAAAGTTCTAACTGTTGGTGAGTTGGAGAAATTAGAAAAGATTGTTGATGAAAATAAAGATAACCCAATAAATGAAGAACAAACATTAGTTTTGGAAAATCAATTAGTAGAAATAGACGGTAATAGAGATAAGTCTTTAATAAGAGATTTTGCAAATAATATGAGGGTTGGTGATGCTCAGGGTCTTAGAGATTATATATCTACTATTGAGTGTGGTATAGACATGAACATTGAAGTTAGGACTCCTGGAGGTGAGTCCGTTCCCATGTTTCTTCCCATTACACCAAGGTTTTTTTGGCCTAACTCCAGAATATAAGTCAGGATTACTTGAAGAAATTTATATATGTATAAAACATCTTGGTATGACGTATCAAGATGCTTTATCAACACCAACGCACGAAAGAAAATTCTTTATATTAACACTTATTAATGAAAATAACAAACAAAATGAAGAATCTCAAAAGCAAATGGAAAGGCTTAGAAATAAGGGCGCTAAGGGCACTAGGTCTTCAAGAATTGGTGGTGAGCAATTAAAATCAAAAATGAGAAGTGGAGAAATACCTAACTAATTAAACTTGTTAGGTATTTTTTTTTATTCTATATATTTATAATAAAAGAATATATCTATGAAATTAGTTATTACTGAATCACAATATAATAGGGTTTTTAACAAAATTAAAACTAAATTAGTTATCACTGAAAGTCAATATAATAAAATATTGTTGGAAAGTAATATGACTAAAACTATTAGTAAGATAGAAGAGGGTGATGCAATTAAGTTAATTGATAAGAGTAATAATGAATTATTTTTTAAAGTTTTAGAGGCTTTTAGTGGAAAAATAATCATGATTAACTGCAATGATGGAGTTATGAAGAATAACTTTTATTACATGGGTAGTGATAGTTTAATCAATAATAGTTTGAAAGTTAAATTTAGACATTTAAAAAATATAAAGGATAGTAGTAACCTAGAAGGTATTAAGTCTGAAATTGACAGTTGGGCTAAATCAACTTTTAAGAACATAAAGTCATTTGAAGTTTTTGAAGGTGCTGGTAAAGATTTAAATTGTAATTTGGGTTCTAAATTAAAACCTAAATTTAATGTTAATCCAGAAACTGGTGTTATTGAGGACCCTGATAGTGGTAATGAACCTGATAATGAAGAAGAAGGTAGAATAGAAGATTATAAGAATGACTTTTTAAGTGAAGTTGGTAAATCTAATAGGGGTGAGTCATATAATATGGAATTTAAGGACGGTGGATACCTTAATTTAATTGTCGTTAATAAAGGCGCTGGAGTTATTTCTTTTGAAATTAATGGTTCTTCTACTGGAAATGAAGGTGAAAGGTATCAAGAACTTATTGGTGATTTAATTGAATTAAAATTACACCCAGATGAGCTAGAGGTTAAAGTTAATACTGTTAATAATAAAAATACTGGAAAACCAAATTATAATTTAGATTATTTAAATGTTAAAGTAAAAAGATATTTAGGTGGTTCAGAAGAAGATGAAGATAAATCAAAGTCAGAAAAGATGATTATTCACGGTGTTGATAATTATGTTTCAAGTAAACTTAAAAAAGATTTAGAAAATAAAGAATCTGAAGAACTAAGTGATGAAGAATTAGAAGACCAAATAAAAAACTATACAAAAAATGATAAGATTCTTAGAAAAGCTTTATGGAACAAACCTAATTGGATTCTTGATTTACTTAGGATAAGTAAGGAGAGGGGTATTTTACCAGCTGATGATAGAATTAGTAGGTGGTATGATAGAGCTAAAAAATATAGAAAGATTAATAGAGAATTTAAATTTAACACTAAAAAAACTTTTGAATTTACTCAATTTAGTGTCACTAATAAAGATATTTCAAAATTACCAATGCAAGAAAATAAGAAGTATGTTGGGTTGGTTAGAAAAAAAGGTACAGATGAAATTTATCCTAGAATATCCACTAATTTCGATATAGATATAAAGACTAATGAATTTCTAAAATATAATATATTCATAACTAATTTAATTGAAGATAATGATAGATTTAAAATTTATGAGATTAAATTAAAATATAGAGACGAAAACTCCAAAAAATATACTGATGTTGGTACTGGTAAAGTACTAATAGATAATAGTAATAAAAAAGAAGATAAAAAAGATTAATCCAAAATAGTTTATTTAAATGGCTGATGATTTTGATAAATATAATGAAATGTTTGGCGAAGCCGCTAGGAATTTAGACAAAATACGTAAGGGTTCTAAAGAGGTAGAAAAAAGTATTAGTGCTTGGTATAAAGCATCAAGAGATATTGCTGAAACTCAGAAAGATATAGCTAATATTGAGAATCAGATAGAGGCTACTAAAAAAGAATTATCAACTTTAGATGAATTAAGAAAGAAAGATGCTGCTAAATTAACCGAACAAGAAAAGAAAACATTAAGAGTATTAACAGAGCAAGAAAAATACATTAAAGGTAGATTAAAATACCTTGAAAGAGAAAATAAAGAGAAGAGAGAAGGGTTAAACAATCTAAAAGAGTCAGTTAAGGAGGCTAATAAATTAAAATCTATAGCTAGGTCAACTGGAAGCTTTGTTAAAAAGTGGGGTTGGGATAAACTAAAATCATACGGGATATTTGATATGGATAAAGCCATAC